CGCTTCTACTGTAGCATTTACCCAAGCTGAACCATTCCACTGCAGGAACTCACCAGTAGATGCACTAGTAATAGTTACGTTACCAATGTCATTCAGTGTGTTGATAGTAGGGATAGATGCAAAGCTTACTGTACCTGAACCATCTGTCTTGAGGAACTGTCCTGCTGAACCATCTGCTGTAGGAAGTGTCAGCGCTGTAACAAAGCTAGTAAGGTTAGCATCATAAGCTTGTATACCTGCTTCTACTAGAGTGTTGTTTACCCACTCAGAACCGCTGTACTTTAGTACCTCTCCTGCACCTACAGAAGAAATAGTTACATCTGTTAAAGCGCCTACTGTGGAAGCTAAAGCTGACTCCTTAGCTAAAGGGAATCCACCTTGTGTAGAACCATCATGTACAACAATAGTATTCTTTGTTGTATCAACAGTTATTTCACCCCCAGCGCCTGTAAAACTAGAATGATCTGATGTTGTGCCTCTACGGCGTTGTATTTGTGTTGACATTTATAATGCTCCGTAGTCTGACGTTGAAGTTGGTGAAGTGTTGATAAACCCATAATCAGCTACAGTAGCACTAACTACACTAGCTAGAGCTAATAGATTAGTATAAGTCTCTTCTGCTTTCTCTGCGTAATGCAAAGCTGAAAAGCCAGTAGTAGAACTATCAGAAAGTGTGAACTGTGAGTCTTCTGGGTTAATAGCAAGCTTCTGTGCATCTGCTGCACTATCTGCTGCTGCGGTTGCTGAACCTAGAATGCCATCTACATATGTTTTATTAGTGAGGTCAGAACCTGTTGTAGGCGCACCAGCACCCGTAATCTTATTGCCACCCATAGCAATAGCACCAGTCATAGAGCCACCTGATAGAGATAGCTTAGTTGCGATACTATTTGTTAGAGTAGTGTAGACATTGTTATCATCATTAATAGCTGCAGCAATCTCATCAAGCGTGTCTAGCGTACCAGGTGCACCACCAATGAGGTTGTTAATAGCTGTGTCTACATAATTCTTTGTTGCGGCTTGTTGTGCACTAGAAGGATCAGTAACGTTGTCCAAGGTAGTGTTAGTAAAGTCTGCAGTACCATTAACTGTTATGTTACCACCAATATTAACGTTACCTGTAGTAGTGACACTATCTATGTAGCTATCTTTCCAGTAAGCTGACGAGCTACCTAAGTCAAACGAACTATCTGCTGTAGGTATAAGTGCTGTACTAATCTTAGCATTGATAGCTACAGTGTCAGTGTTAGCATCACCAATGATAGTGTTACCATCTATAGTAACGTTATTGTCAAACTTAGCTGCGCCTGTTACATCTAATGTACCAGCAAAGTCAGCATTAGCACCAGTAAATGTTACAGCAGTTGTTGTACCACTCTTAAGTGTAAGGTTACCTGAGTTACTTGTAAAGGTAGCGTATGTAACACCAGCATCCTTAAGTGCTACATCACCACCATCAGCATCTAAGTTTATGTTACCTGCTACATCAACTAGTAAGTTACCAGCAGACACAGTGTAAGTATTATCTGTAATAGTAGTGTAGTCGTTATCACCGACACTTAATGTATCAGCATATACTGTACCATCAAAGTAAGCGTTTTTGTATTCAAGTAAGGATGTACCAAGGTCAATATCATTGTCTGTTACAGGTACTACAAGACCATCTTGGAATCGTAGCTGCTCAGTAGCGGCATTAGATACTTCTACAAATAAACCAAAACGATTGTCTGCTTGGCTTACTATAAACTTATTCTTAGCATCTAGGTCAGCAATCAGAGGTACGTAGGAACCCTCATCTGATGTACCATCATGTTTGTGTCCTGTAGTCCCTGTATCACTTTGTGCAAAGGCATCACGAAGTTTGTTGTACTCTGCATTGATAGGGGCAGCACGTACTACCGCTGTAGGTACAATGTCTGCAACAGATTGGCGTGTATAGCCTGACATGTTTTATTCCTCTCTTAGCGCCTGTCACCAAGGCCGTATGTTAGTGTAATAGCCTGAATAGTATGGCTGGGCTTTGTATTGTTAGCAACATATCGAATTGACACAGACTTACCTGAACCTGCAATAGTTGTACTTTCTACAGGGCTAGGGTTGCCATCGTATATGTCTGTAGAGTCAAACGTAGCTTTATCATAGAAGGCAGCAGCACCTGCAGTAGACAAAAAGTAATCTGAGCTTAACTCTACTGAAGGATCTCCGTAGTCATACTCAACAGCCATAACTACAGAGACTTCTCCCTCAGAGCGCATATATGTATCTACATCATAGAAAGACTTACGAACAGCAGGGTCATCCATGTAATAGAAGGGTGTTTGGAATAAACTAAAGATGTCTCTACTATCAAAGTCATTACCTACCTCTTGGCGAAAGACATACCCTACACTATCACCATGTATAACAAACTCATCCTCACCTATATAACCACTATCTGCACAGTTGACTGATACACCTACTAACTGACTAAACTCAAAACCTGCACCACCCTGACCGCTACGCCTGATAGCTCCAATGATACCAAGTGAGTCTTGATTAGTAAAGAACAAACGAAACTGAGACTTCTTCTTAATTACTACAGTAGTCATCGTAGCAAGGTCTTCGTTAGCTGTGTAGTCCTCAAAGATAGACTGAATAGGCTTAGACAATGTAGCTAACTCAATATCACCAATGCGGTCTGTACCAGTAACGGGCCTAATACCATCAGGTGCTAGGAAAAGTATCTCACCATTAAACTCTGCTACACTATCAGGGGCAACACAACCAAGGTTAGCAGTAACTGTTTGTAGTACAAAGTCAGCAATGTTGTTACCAACTAAGCGCTTAATGTTATTACGCCCAAAGATATACATCTCGTTACGGAACGTCTTAAGCTGTATAATCTCAAAGCCTACATTGATAACCCCAGCACCAGATGCAGGTGTCCAATCCGTTTCATTTATTGGAGCACTAAAGTATAAGTTGTAAGGCTCAGAAGAATCACCAGCTAGAAACAAATGGTTGTTAAACGCTGCAACTAAACTAGGTGCGCTGGGCGCTTCTCCACCGCTAAGCTGAACATACGTTGTACCATCCCAAGTAGAGGCAGGGTTAACGCCATCAGCCATAGCAAACTTAGCTGCACCCCAGTTAAAACTTTCAAAGCGTACCTTAGATACACCAGTCATAGTAGGAGAACCTACACTAGTAACAGCTTGCCAGCCTTTAACTACAGGGGTAGACTGTACTGTACCTGTAGCAGTAGATGTACCACCCGTTATGACATTACCTGTAGCGAATATATTATCAGGTAGCTTGCCAAAGTTAATTACTAGAGCGTTTGCAGTTTTAGAGATAACTGTTCCTGTAGCAGCTACACCTGTGTTATCACTTGAGCTAACTACACCTGTAACTGTTTCACCTACTGTAAAGCTAGAACCTTCACCTGAAGCTAATGTAACATCGTAGTAATGATTATACCAGTGTAGATAGTTATTACCAGATGTAGGCTTACGACAGCCAAAGATACCTTGGTTAATATCAGCAGATACGTGTACACCTAACACAGGGCTATTAGCTAATCCTGTAAGTTCACCATAAGAGTTTTTATACCCTGAGATACGTCTGTACCCACCATTCAAGGCAGGTTCATAGTTAATAAGACGCAGTGCTGAACCTGCCATCTGACCACCTTGCGTTAGCGGATCTTGGTTAACCACCAAGCCACCCATACAAGGTGTAGCAAAAGTACGTAGGTTATCAGCCATTACTTAAGACCTGGTTGTGGATTAAAGTATCTGCCAGCTATTACATGGGATGTTAAATATAAAGGTGAGTCAAGCAAAAGGCGGCGCATGTTATCCATACCCTGTTCAAACTTCTGCTGATGTAATGCAGCACTCTGTTCGTTAGCACGAAAGCGCATCAGATACATAACTGCACCATCTACTACTACAGTGTTAAAACGATCAGGTATAATACATGCATCACTGTAAATAGTCAGATCAGTAGGGTAAGACCAGTAGCGATACTCAATCTCATACACATCATCTGGCAGAGGAGTAACACCAAACTTCATGTCTTCTGTCTGGTAAACTCTATTAGGTATACTGTGTGCGTTACTACCACCTACATCCTCACCAGTACGATGATAGCGAATGTAGTCCTCATAAGTAAGTACAGGGAGTTTTTCAGGTGTGTTACCCTTAGAAGATAAGCGCTTAATGTAGAACGTATCCCAATCAACCTTAGAGGCATCAGATGCAAAGTCGTACACACCTGTACCAACAGTCATAGGCTGCGCGTATGTTGTAAGAGTAAAAGGCCATTCCTGTGCGTGTTGTAATATCTCACGTACAGAAGAGTTGATAGCATCCTTAGCTAAAGCCTGTAAGTTACGAGCATCACTAAAGCCATCACCACCAATGTCAAGCTCAACTTCATTGACACGGCGTAATGCTTGATTAACTAGGTTAACATAAGTAGCCATAGAGATATCCTGAAATTAAATGTGCTGAAGGGCCAGCCTCTTGACAAGACCAGCCCAACAGACTAAGTAGTATTAAGCAGCGTTGTAACGTACTGTTAGCAATGCCTCTGGACGTAGAATCTTACGCCCATATAGATGCATACCACGCACGATGTCTGCAAATGAGTCGGGATCACGGTAGTTCTCGACTTTATTAATCTGCTCTGCAGAAGCAACAGCATCATCCTGACCAGCTACAACAACACCATAGTTAGCGTCTTGTGCAGTTGTACCAGAAGTACCAGCGCCAGTGCCTTTTGCTGGAAGGTTGTTTGAAACATAAACACGGAAGCCGTGCAAGTTGTTCAATACAAGACCATTCATAAGACCTGAGCCACCGAAGTCAGCATTTAATACGCGACTGTCTTCGTCTTTGAGCATCTCTACGAACACTGGGTCCACACAGATCCAACGCCCACGTGAGTCAACATTTGCTGTATCCATCTTACGAGCCATACGAGCTACGACTGTTAAAGGGGATACTGTAGTTGCTGACACTGCAGTTGCACCAGGTAAACGTGGTGCTAGTGGAACTGAGTCTCCTGCTGTAGCAGAACCTGAGATGGTCAAGCTTGAGAAGTCAGTTGCGTCCAAGTGGTTCGCAGTGAACAATTCACCTGTCAAGCTACCTGCAGTTTCGTGTTGTGCATCACCAGAAGTAGTAGTAATGAAAGCACCTGCAGTAGTGTGTCCTGAGAGATAAGACAGTACGTCTGCGTCCATTGCATCAGCCATCTTATATGCTGCACGATCAGCAGCCAAAGATGTGAAGTCTACATTTGAGAACTGCTCTTCAATGTCATCCATCTTGAAAGCAAAGTAGTTAGCTTTGTCGATAGTCAACGAGAAGTCAGAATCATCAAGCTTCTCTACTGAGATAGCTGTGTGACGCTGCAGAGCGTTGACTGTTACGTCAGGCTCTTTTTGAATGCGAACTGTGTCGCCTTGGTTTGCAATCTCACCAAAATATGAGTTGTTGGTGATTGCGTTAGTAATGGCAGTCTTGCGTAAAGCAATCTGTGCCTGTTTGGAGTAGATAATTGGGGAGAAGTTCCCGTCAAATCCACCCGATGCGGATGTAATAGCCATTTGTTGATTCCTTTCAAAGATATGGCGTGAAGTTTAGACACTACATATTCACTGAAAGAGGCTCTTCATATTAGGGTAGTCAGCATTGCATATTAGGATGGCCGTCCTGTAATGCGCTGGGCCTATACGTTGAGGTAGTTCTTCGTTGTGGTTAGTGCTTATAAAAGCATACACACTTATTTTGTGTATATACTATAGTTTTACTTATGAATCATCGTTTGTCAAGCTATTTCTTTGACATATCATAAATAAACTTTCCTTGGCGCTGGGCTTCAAATATCTCATCCATGCGCTTTTCGTATTCTTTCATAGACATCTTATCTACTTGTGATTCACTTATGTACTTAGATGCTTCATCATGCTCTGGTGTAGTGTTACGTTTTGTACGAACAGAAGATGCAGCTTCTTTATCATTACTAGATGTCTTCTTACCAGTAATACCTTTATCAACTTTGTACAAGTCAATCACACGAGCTACAGACTTAGCGTCATCTATGTTCTCATACAAAGCATCTTGTACCCACTTAGGCTGATCCTTAGCCCATTCATGGAATATATCATCAGAGCGAATATGGCTAAAGTCAGGATGTATAGCCGCTAGCTCAGCTTCAGCTTTCTCACGTTTAGCTGTAATGCGTAACTCTTCGATCTCTTTTAAGCGAGTATCTAGTGATGCAGACTTCTCATCAGCTTTCTTTGTAGCAATAGCTTCTACGATACCTGCTACGTCTGGATACTTCTTAGCCCAAGCTTCAATCTCTGCATTTGACTTAGGTAGTACAAGCTCATTCTTAGTAGCTGCATCTAGTTGCTGCTCTAGCTTTTCTAGCTTAGTAGCTACTTCCTTGTCTTTCTCTTGCATGTGCCGACGAAGATCACCATAGCGTTGCTTAAACGTTTTCTCTTCAGCACTTAAGTTTGTATCATCTTCTTTTTGTGCTTTGGCTTTAGCTGGCTTTTCCTCTTTTTGTTCAGTATTACTTTCTGCCTGAACTGAGGTGTCCTCAGAGCTTTCGCTATCGGATTCACTATCAGTGGTTTCTTCCTGCGTTTCATTGTCTTTTTGCACCATGCCAGCTTGTTTCATAAGCTCACGTAGTTCTTCTTCATCACGATTAACTCGTGCCATGTTACGTAAGTGTGATACCGATTGCACCTCTACTTGTTCTACTTCAGCCATTGTTTACTCCTTATGTTGGGGCCAGTCAAGTTATAACTGGGTAGCCTTATAGTTATGTGGATTATTATCCAGCCGCTGCTGATATTACAGCATTGAACTCTCGTTCTTCATCTATATCTTTAGGTTGCAGTGCACCTGAAACTATGTCACGTATTCTTTGCTCTTGTCTTTCTCTATCTACTCTATCACCTGAAGCACTAGTAAACATAGATTCATGTCTTTCATATCTTTCAGCATCAGTAAGTTCAGTTTCTGGTGCAGCGGCTGTCTCTTCTGAACTAGAGTCATCCTTTTCCGTTCTACGTGCACCACCAAAAGATTCTTTCAATCCTGGTCCTTGTACTCCTGCTTCACCGTCAAAGCCTAATAAGTCGCCTAGCCATGTATCACCAAAGTCCTGACCAGGTTTATTACCTTCTTGTTCATCTGATCTATCTTTTAAGCCCTCAAACAAACCAGACTCACCACCAAAGATGCTACCTTTACGTTCTAAACCAGACTTCTTGAATGCTTCAGGGTCTTCTGCCTCTAAACGATCTAGTACATCATTATACCGTGCTACACCTGCTGTATTAACAAGAGCAGAAAAAGGTAACCCTGCAAAAGAGGCAAGGCCTGTAGCAACGCTATTCATAGTGGATAGACCTTTAGCAGTCTGTTCTAGTTTTTCTGTAGGTATAGCATCTAAGTCAAACTCATCTTTTACAGGTACTGGTGGACGTACTGGACCATCGTTATCATCTCTGCGATCTTGCTCTGCTTCTTCAGTAGCTGTAGGAGCATCACCTTCTGTATAACCTGGTGGGATCATACCCATAGGCTCTCCATTAAAGAACGGAATAGTCATCGTCATACCAGCATCGTTAACGAATTTGCGATACTCTAAACCACCTTGGAAGTCGGGACCAGCCATGCCGAACTGTGATATGTCAGGTTGTTTAATATACTCAGGGAAGCTTAAACCACCTTGTTGAAAACCCATAAGGCCACCACGGTTAGCTGCTACTTGTTGTGGTTCCTCTTGTGGTGCTTGGGCCATGATAGCCATAAGGTCTTCATCAGAAATACCGACTTCACCTGTGCCCTCTTCAATAGGCTCACCACCAATACGACCATTAGACTCCATTTCAGCCAAGCCCATCTTAGCTTGTGAACGTAAGTCCTCAAAGAACTTGACCCCATAAAAGCGTAGAACATCAGCAGGGACAACATACTCTCCTTCACTTAACATTGCAGGAATATCGTCACGTACTTCTTCTGGTAAAGATCCAGGTGGTACTTCGTTGCCTGACACAGGGTCTACATCTGTACGGCTAGACTTAAATACTGCATCCATTTGTTCATCTGTGGCTACACCACCTTCATTCATTTGCATCCCACTAGACGCTGCTAGAAGATAATCTTGTTGTCCTGAGTACATGTCTTCTCCTACTAAACCACCGTTTGCAAACTTACGTCCTAGTATTTCTTCTATTTCATCACGATAAGGTAAGTCTTTTACACCTGCAGCCTCTTGTGCTGCCTTTGCTTCATCTCTACTTAGGACACGTGATACTTTCATATCACCACCTACTACCCATGTATCACCGTCTGCCTGACCATCTACATAAGAATAACTACCGCCTTTAGGCACTTTATCATTTATATCAGACCTACCTCTTTCTGACATATAAGAACGAAGTTCATCACTTGTGTCATCAGCCATTTCTACTTCAGCCCAGAATTGATCTTCTGCTCTACGTTTTACGTAATACTGATCTCCACGTGTACGAATAGCTTTAGTGTTAATACCTGCATCTAATAGTTTAGAAGCCTCATCTTTGCTTATTTTAATATCTTGTGGACCTAAATGTTCTGCAACAGGATTAGTGCTAGCATGAAAACCAGGCCTAGCTGCAACAGCAGTTACTCTACCAAAAGGTGCGTTTTTTGTACGCCCTGCTTTATTTGTTATAAAACCTGCGTCAATTAACTTCTGGCGAGTTTCTTCATCAGGGATAGTAATAGTATCCCCTGTTTTCTTGGCTTTTTCACCTTTATCTCTTTTTGCACCTTTAGTAGGTACATACCATCCTTCACCACCTGCTTTTGTTTTACCTTTAAATGCAACATCAGGAAAGTCTGCTTCTATCCATTGATTAACAGGTATTTCATCTGCGGCATTTACAAATAAAGGATATAGTTTTTCATCATTTTTTACAAAAAGTTTGTAGGCGGGACGTGTTTTCTTAAAAGGATCTTCAGCTACTTTAGGTACGTTACTTGCTACATTAATAGCTTCATCCGTTTGACGTGCCATATCAGCACCTTTGCGGATCATACTTTTAGCTGCAGTACCTAGTCCAGGTATAAGCCCAATAGCTTCTGTACCTGCTAACATACCTATCTTTAAATAATTAGGCTCTTCTTTTTTTAATTCATCTTCTATGTCAGTAATAGTCATAGCTGTGCCTATGCCAGGTAGCATACCAGCTATGTTTTCGTAAGCATCAGATTCTTCTACACGTTGTCTGTATGATCCTGTAGGGTCACTACGTCTAGGGTTTCGTGCCATTAACTTTATCCCTCAAGTATTTTAGTCTACGCAGTGCAAGTATACCGCCTTGCGTCTTGTGAATCTCTACCGTGTTCTCTGATTGCTCTAAGCGTGTCTGCATTACAGCTATCTCTGCGTCTAACTCTAAACAAAATGCATCCCACTCAGCTTTGTTATTTACAAATGCTTTAAGCGACATTACCAGAGAAACCTTCCTCACCTGGTACTGGTGCTACACCTGTCCCAATAGTACCGCCACCTGCGCCTGTCTGATCCTGTGGTGCTGCCCCTGCTGGAACTGCTGGACCTTCTTGTCCTACTGGCGCTGGGCCACCCATAGCTGCTTCAGGGGGTGGGGCTGGTTGTTGAAACCCTTTAAGGATCTCAGCTTGGATAGCTGCGTCCTGCATAGAGTTAGTTACCTTGTTAGGATCAAGGTCCATGCTCTTAGCAATCTCACGAATGATGTAGTCCATCTTAGCAAAGGGTGCTAGGGCTGGGTTCTGTACTACACCCAAGAACTGCATTAAACGCTGTGAACGTACTTCGTTAGCCATCAATGACTCAGTACCGTTAGCTATAACTTCTAGGTCACCCTTGATGCCTTCATCAAAGTCAAACTGCATGTTAAACGCAAAGAATGCGCGACCCATAGGCGCTAGTAGGTAATCATCTACGTTCTTAACTACAGAGCGAATAGAACCATTAGCTGCAGACATAAGCATACTAATGCCACTAGCAGTGCGACCCACTCCTGATACACCTGTCTGACCGTGTGCGAAGCTGGGGAATCCAGTACTTTCATCAGCCAAGACTCTAGCTTTATCAAAGAGTTGCATATTCTCTGCAGCAACGTTGGGGAACTTCGTGCCGAAGATGCCTTGCCCTGGTGCACCCCCTTGTCTGCGGAACACTTTGCCAGGGTATACAGACAGATCCTGTCCTGGGACCAAGTTTGTTTCATCTATTTCAATCAATAAGTTACCAGATAATACAGCATTGTCTACAGCCATACGCATAAAGCCGTTCATTAATGTTTGTGTATCATCCATATTCTCTGCAATGCCTACACCAAAGAAGCTATAGGGGTTATGCTCATATGGTACAGAATGATAAGGAATACGTGTTGGTTTAAACGGGTTAAGTACGCAACGGATTATCTCACCATTACACACCCATATGTTAGCATTTACTTCTGCTAGATTACGTAACTCACGAGGTATTTTAATGCCGTTCTCTTCTAGTAAGTCTGTATCAACAAAGCCCCAGAACTCTAGTACTTCCCAGCGCTCAGTCTCAGATGGGTGACTATCATCATCTTCCATCTTCATTTCCCAGTGCTTGCGTACATAATCAGCACCCATGTCGATAGCTTTTTGAATAGACTCATCTATAAAGTAAGGGCGTCCACGCAGACTACGTAGCTGATTGCGAGACATCTTGTGACGCTCTACAACATACTCAGCATCATCCATGCTTGTAGCTTCTGGGTCAGGATAGAAGTTCCACACGCTAACGTGATTAGTAGATGGTACAGTCTTGATTATAGGATCGTACTCACCCTCTTCCCAGTTAGGATATTCTTTATCTACTGCAAACGGGCCTTTCATTACACCTGTGCCTAGTAGAGCCATCTCAAAAGCCATAGAGCGTAAATGCTTAGATGCACCTGACTCGTTTAGCTGATCGTGAATCTTCTTCTCCATCTTCTTAGCTGCTACCATAGCAGGATGGAATGTAACACTTGTAGGCGTAGTACCGTCACCCTCAATGATCTTATCACTTACAGGTGCTAGCTTGTTCTGCAGACCACCTAAGCGTTTCATAAGTGTAGTACGTGTTTCACCAGGTTCTAGCTTTGTGTCAGGACCAATCAAGTAAGGCTTAGAAGGTTCTGTACCAAACGCTTCTGCTAATGCACCCTGCGCTGGGCCAGCATTAGGATCAACATTGATGTGTACTGATTCCGCTACACCGTCTGGCAAAACAGATGGCTCAACAGAAAGAGGGAACTTATTGTTACCGAATAGTACATCAACGATCTGTCCATACGCTGCAAGAGTTTTAGTCTTAGTTACTTTAACAAATACTTTAGACTTTTCGCTAGACGTAAACTGTACTTCTGGACCGTAGATACCACGGTAGTTACGATAGGAGCGTAGCCAACGTTCCTCATCAGCAAATCGTGAATCCTCTGCACGTTTAAAACGATCTGTTACAAAACCTACAATACTGTTTAAGCTGCTAAACAGCTTGTCATCACTTGATTCAGCAGCGACTACTTCGTCTGTTTCAAAGGAGAGATCATCTATTTCTGCCATTTACTTAGTATCCAAAAGTTGAGTCTGACATCTGAAAGCCAGAGTTTTGTTTTGCTGGGTTAAAGTCCCAGATTGAACTACGGGGTCTAGTCATTATACCGTAACGTAGTGCGTCATACAAGTGATCTTCAGCATTTGTATCAACGTCTTCAGGGTTCTTCTTATCTAGCGGGATGCTGGGTAGCTGCGCTATCGTATTGGTGCAGGTGGAGAAGAACACAAGTCTTGGTAGTTCAGTGAACTCATCCACCTGCAAACGGCGGTGAATCTCGTTCTTACCTGCAACCCTTGAGCCACGAGAGCGATCAGAAGGCCTCCAACGGCAACCCTTCATGTTCATCTGCTCTGCCAGTGACGGGCCAGTATCACCTCTTTTATGCCAGAGGGACGAGTCTAACACGCCGTATCGTATAGTTCCGTCTTCTGCTTCAGCATCTAAGATAAGATCAGCTAAATCTGTAGCAGTAACCTTAGAACAATAAAGCTCTCTGTATACAACCAACTGTTCGTTTGGTGCAACAGCGAACCAGAGTACTCCTGTGTAGGAGCCGTAACCATAGTCGCAAGCTCTAAACTTAGGCCAGGAGTCAGGGATGTCGATAGGGTCAACAACGTGAATGATTCTATTAAATTCAGGGAACGCTGCTCCTTCGTTAACATCCCAGTTACCTTCAAGCAGTTGCTTGCGTTGGTGTTCTGGTAGGGACAGAAGCATTGCTTCGTAGTCACCAGTGTCTGCTAGATAAGGGTTGTCAAACAGACTAGCAGGGATAAACCTGCGCTTAAATAACGGTTCCCCTTCACGGCTATGCCCTCTAGGGAATGTGATAGTTTCACTTGTCTCAATGTTCGTAGCCCAGAAAGCCTTATTAGAAGGCGCAGGATCAATGAACATCTTCTTAACCCATGCATGACCACTTCCACCAGGGTTAGTAGTACCACGCATGTACAAACCTAAACTACTACTGTGGGCAGACCTCAAGCGACTTCGCATGTAGTCCCACGCATAAGGTGTAGGCCACTGAGTTAGTTCGTCGAACCCGATCCAGTTAAACGCTTGACCTTGGTAACGAGTAACGTCCATGTCTTTGTCAAGGTACGACATCCAAAGCCTACCGCCCCTTGGACTAATCCACTGACTCTTACGCTCAGACCACTTAATACCTGGAACGGCTTTAGGATATAACTCTTGGCTTTTCTGTATAAGCTCACGTAGTTCTTCCGTAGTATGGCGTACTAGCAACCCACTAAAGTTAGGGTCATTTAAACCGTGAAGTGGGTCAGCTAGCATAGCATAACTTTTGCCACCGCCAGCCGCCCCACCATACAAAACTTCCCTTTCAGATGCGCTTAGGAAGCTTGTCTGTGGTCCTGGGTTTGGCTTGAATACTACTTCTTGAGCAATATCAATATCAAACTCAGGAGCTTTTACTTGTGCTGCTACAGTCTCTACTACAGGCTCACTCTTTTGGGGGGATGATACGGTAGGCTCCGATGTTTTCTTCTTCGAGCCTTTTGATCTCCTGTAGCGTTTCTTCGAGCCGCTTGGCAAGCTTGCGCTTAATTGTAGCTGCTTTCTTACGTCTTCGCTCAATGTCTACCCTTTTCTTTAAACCCATATGTGAGATGTATCGGCCTGTCTGTCTGTGTAGCCATATAGCAACTTCACGGTAACCATACTGCTTTAAGTGACGCTTTGCAAGCTCTAATGCTTCTAACTCATCTGGTATGGGTTCTAATAGTTTTTCTTTCTCAGGGTGTACTCTGTATCCGAAAGGCACGGTGCGTGTTGTTCTAGCTATTACGTGCCACTGTCTCTCTTCACCTTTGTGTGGTTTGGGTAGCTCCCAATACCCCAAAGATTCACGATTCATTACTACTCGTTTTTACCTTCCTTAGATGGCAGGATAAACACCCCACCACTGCTTGAACCTACATCAATCTTGTCTACCTTACCTAAACCTGCACGATCAAGTAAGTCTTTAGCTGCTGACATCTTATCACGAATACCTAGTTCAGTAGGATCATATAAAGCACCAACCATAGCCATAGCTGCTTTAGGTGCAGTACGAGCAAAGTAAGTACGTGTCTTATCTGCGATCTCATCCTTAAGCGATTCTACGATAGCACCTGTGCTAGATGCTTCACTGTACCCTGCCAACTTCTTAGCAGCAACTACGTCACCACCTGCTTCATCAAACAGTACTTCTAAGAACCGCTGTTGGTTTTCTGTTAGTTGTCTGGTCATTGTAACGTCCTTAAGTAAATTAAACCTACAAAGCTACCTGTAATAACGATGAACAGTACAAAACCTGCTCCCCATTCTATTAACTTACGCTGCATCTCTATACGTTTATGATCGTGTTCTTTCTTTTGTTTACGAATATCAGCCTCAATACGTAGAAGCTCATCCCAGTGTGAAGGACCATACATAACACAGATGTAATCCTTCAGTTCCTTACGCATAGACTCAGCTTTCTTCTTAGCTGCGAATATCTGCATTGCTTCTGCTTGAACGCCACCACCAAGGGTTTTATACCAAGGTGGTTTAGCGTTCTGTCTGTCAGCGAAGTCTAAGTCACTTATAGCACCAGCCCACTGTGTAAGCTGACCGCTCATGTCTTGTAAGTCCTTACCTACCGCAATACCCTTCTTAAGAGCGTTAAATGCGGTAGTTGCTAAACCTATAGCGGTTACTGGATCTATCACTGTAGGAACCCCCTCTTCTAAGTCCACTACCTGTTTGTCTATCTGTATCACCTGATGATACATTAGCTAAAACAGCTAAACTTAGAATAAGGGGAAACTCCTTATTTAACCTCACTGTTCGTTGCCGTATACACGATTGTATATCTCTCCTCTTGATATACCTATATCGTGTAGTTCTTTGTTAGACATATTCTTTAAAACCCAGTAGTCTGCTCTACGCTGCTGATGGTTCTGAATACGTGTTAATAAATTCTTAAACATTGCACTATCTCCTTTTGCTATGTGCGTGGAGATAGTTATACTTATATATTAGTTATGTAGTAGATATAAAATGTACATACCCGTTATGCAAATCTATTAGGGTTAAAATACTCTTTACCTGATAGAAAAACCTCTAAAGAGCTACTACTACCATCAAACGCTGTTATCTTATCACCTGAGTGTAAGTATATCCTGTCTGACGTTATAACGTTATACACATCTTTACCTGCTACAGACTTATCATTTAAGATGTGGTGATACGTATTTGTTTCTGCGTGATACCACTGTAAGCTTATATTATGATTAGCGGTATCCCCATTCGTTATATGCAAGAAGTCTATCTCTGCATCAAAGTTATTAGGACACGTATATACAACATTAGAACTAGCACCGCCTGAAGTAGCGGTAACTGTCAAACCTTTTGTTACAGTGTTATATGCGCGAGCTAAAACCATTACTTCTTCTTAATAGCTTTCTTGACAGTCTTAACTACCCAAGCCTCATTTACATCAGGTGTACTGGGATCATCAGCAATGAAGTGTCCATTCTCGTCACGTGCACGTACCATTTCCAAAGACTCTTCATGTTCAGGCTCCTGCTTCTTTGTAGCTCTCTTTGTGCGGGGCTTAGGTGTTGCAGTCATAGCTGCTTCAGCTTCTTGACAGATAGATGTTACGTTAGGGTCTTTACTCTGCACGTTACCGTAGTTGTCTTCACCTGCAGCTTGATTACCTGTAGAGTCCCACACATAGCCATGCTCATCTACTGTGTAGCCTTTATCTTCAAGTGCTTCTTTGTATTTATGGTAGTACTTCATTACTTGCCCTTCTTTACAGGACGTGCTGCTGGTACATCTGCGCCACACAAGCCACCCTTGTTGTAGCCCTTCTTCTTAGACATACCACCATAGGCCATACCAACACCCATCATGTCTTTCTTCTTTTTGCTCATGCCACCCATCATGTAACCCATCTTCTTAGCTACTTCTGGTGCTTCTTTCTTTAATGCTTTCATGCCTTTGTTCATTGTACTATAAAACCTCTTCCATCATTGTTTCTTTACAATCCCATGCTTGACAGGACTTCTCTTGGCTACAAACAAACTTAAACTTACTACAAGCGCCTAAGCCTGACTCAATATTTAATGACTTGAGAGTACGTGCACGGTTGTCAAAGTAATCACAGTTACCACAAGTCTTAAGAGCAGCAGTCTCAGTATCTTTATCCCAAGCCTTGCCTAACTCTTCTGCAGAATCACCATACATCCAGTATGTCTCTGCACGGTCACGGTTCTTAGGGTCTACCTCTGGTGGCTCCCCAAGCATTAAACTCATCATCATACTACTTCCTATACTTAGCTGTCTTCTTAGCTATCTTCTTGGGTTGAGATACAAACTGCTTACCTGCCTTCGTACCCTTACGCTTAGCTGCACTTGTAGCAGCGTATTCAGCAGGTGTAAGAGCATCCCTAGCTTTCTTGGGTAGGTAACGCTCACCTGTAGCTTTCTTACCTTGAGTAGAGGGCTTACCTGACTTAGTACCCCACTTCTCTTTACCCCACTTCTTGAGTGACTTCTGAGGAGCTTTCACGACTTGTAGCCCCCACCCTTAGCTTTATATTGCTTAGCTACCATCTGAGCTTTACGTGCTGACCACTGTCCAGGCTTTCCACCCTTACCACCAGCCTTTACTTTAGCTACGAGGTTCTTACGCATAGTAGGCTTAGTGTAGTTACCTGCAGCGTTAACTGTACTCTTACTCTTCTTTTGCATTGTTAAACACTCTTACTAATTTGATGACACTGAGGCATAGCATATACACCCTGCTGCATCATGTTAGCTGCTAACTGTTTAGTTTCATTAACACATGACTCTTTACTGTAGAACACATCAGGCTTAGCTAATATCTGACACGACATAGCTGAAGGATTAGCACACATTAATATGATACCTACCCACATATGCTAAGCTACAATAAAGTTAACTATCTGACCGTCAGGCTTACGTAGCTTATTAGGGTCAGGGTTATACGCATACATCTGATTCACTAACTTAAGATCCTCTACGGGTGTGTCTGGCGTAACTAAGTTAGGCTCTGGCTTCTCTTCTACGTTATTCCTGTGTGACCTATCTTTATCAGCTTTCTCAAACACGATATTCTCATGTGTCTGGAAAGGCATACTAGGTAACGGAAAGTGAGATATCAGAGTCATTCTACTGTAGGCTCCTTAGTGCCAAACACTCTCTCATAAGTCATATCATTGCTGTACTCTTCAGCCCACCTATTCTCAGTAAAGGTAGCAAACTGTATAAGAGCCTCTATGTCAATATCCATAGAGTTTATATACGTCTTCATATCTACAACATCTTGCTGTAATACCTCAATAGTGTGGGCCTGTTTGGATACCCACCACACAGCAGCTACAAGCTGTATAGCCATCGCTGCTACAAGTGCTACAGGGAGTTTAAGATCACTCATCGCTACCACTTAACCTTGTCAGCCCAGTATGCTGCGCTAGTCTTGCCTTTAGCAATGTTCTTAGCATGGCGAGCTTTAAAAGACTTCTTACGTGCTTTCTCTCCTGCTGACTTAGGGTTTTTACCTGCACCACTAACTCCTTGCTGACCAAAACGTATAGTCTTAATAGTGTTACCCTCTTTAGCTACAACTACGTGTGACTTAGTAGGGTGATCAGGAGTACGCTTAGGCTTGTTAAACCCACTGACACCAGCACGTTCTAGTCTAGAATCTCTAGCCATACTACTTCTTTCCAGCTTTACTATTACGAGGAAAACTACGATTAGCTTTCTTAGTCGTTACCCGTAGATTAGACTTAGAGTTATCGTGAGGATTACCATTCTTGTGATCAACATCCTTACCATCACCCTTCTTAACTCTACCAGAAGCTTCTAACTTACGTCTAGCTTTCTTACGGGCAGCATTACGAGCTAACTCTCT